CACAGCAGCGTGTACAGAGCCTGTTTACCGATCAGGCAGCAGCCAATGCTTCTCGTCAATTCAATGCAAGTAGCCAGCAACAGGTAGATCAGTTCTTTGCTAATCTTGCTACGCAGGTTCAGCAGTTCAATGCATCTCAGGTAAATGCACAAGAACAATTCAATGCAGGTCAACGTAATACTGTTGAGCGTTTCAATGCTGAACTAAATAATCAACGTGACCAGTTTAACGCGCAAAATCAACTTGTTATTTCACAAAACAATGCCCAATGGCGTCGTGAGATTGCAACAGCGGATACCGCTGCAGTTAACCGTGCTAATGAACTAAATGCTGCTTCTATCCTAGATGTCAGCAAAACTGCATATGACAATCTGTGGCAGTATTATGCCGATACGATGGAGTGGGCGTGGACATCTGCTGATAATCAGCTTGATCGTATTACTGACATGGCTATTGCAGAACTTACTGCAGACACTAATGTAAAGACACAACAGATGGCTAGTGACTCGGCTGCTGGGGGTGCTATTGGTAGTCTTATCGGTACACTTGGAAGTGCGTGGATTTCATCTAGCCTATGTTGGGTAGCCCGTGAAGTCTATGGTGCTGGTGATACACGGTGGTTCGTATTCCGTACTTGGATGCGGTACAATGCTCCTAAGTGGCTGTACAAGCTGTATGAAAAGCACGGTGAAGCGTATGCTAAGTTTATCAGCGACAAGCCCGTACTGAAATGGGCAACTAAAAAGCTGATGGATTTGGTTGTAGAAAAAGGAAATACAGTTTATGCGTGACAATCCTGCAATTCAGGCGTATAATAACATACGTCTTGACGAGATGCCGCAACCTAAGAAGCAAATTCTTTCAGGTCTTCTTGCACCCCGTAAAACAAGCATGGAAAAAGCAAAGGCAGCATCTAACGAGCCTATGGCGCGTGTAGTTGCCCACATGTCTGCTATTCGCAAAAGAAGGAATGAGATAAATGGCGGAGCGTAACGAACCATTATTCGACGCACCTATTCCCGGCATGTCCCTAACACATGAGTTGGGTGCGAGGCCGTGGCAGAATCCGCCACAATATGCCACTGTAGACGATGCTGTTGAGTTCTACCTCTCTCGTATGGCTACGGATGAGGTAAACGATCAAATTGTTGACGTTCTTGAAATGGGCGTTCCTGTAGCGTCTCTCGCCAATACAATGCAAATGGCAAACGTCATGGAAGGTAAGCACAGTGTTGACGTTGGCATTCTTGTCATGCCTGTGCTTATGGAAATGATGATGTTGATTGGAGATAGTGCTGGTGTTGAGTACGAAACCGGTCTTGATAATCCAGAAAAGATAAAGACACGTCCTAGTCTTGTAGCCAAACTGAAACAAAAACTGCAAGATGAGAAAGATGAAAAAGAAGAAGAGCCTGTAGAACCGGAAACGGAAGAACAGGATGATGAGAAAGAAGAGCCTAAAGGGCTTATGGCACGGAGATAATAATGCCTCTGTTTGGTAGTAACTTTGCGCAGGGCTTCATCAAAGGTGTTGCAGAAAGCGTAGACGAAAGTCTGAAAAATGACATGGATCGCACTTTCAAACGTGCAGATCGTGCTGCCGACTATCATATCCGTCGCAAAGCTGCCGACCAAGAACGGTATGACGCAGAAATGCGCGACGTTGAGAACTTGTTGAAAAGTTTTGCTGCGTTTACTGGTGGTAATCTTGATAAAGCTGCGCAACTATACAAAGCAGGTGGTGGTAATGTAGAGGGTGCAAAGGTATTTCTCAGCACTCTCGACGGTGCTAGACAAAAACTTGGTGCAGAATTTGATGTCACTAAAGCTGTAACCTTTGCAGAGACGCAAGCTGGCGAACTTGGTATGGCAGATTATCTTGGTAATCTTGTACGTCGCCCGAAAGATTTTGTTGCGGCAAGCCTTCCAGATACCACTACAGGTGGTGTTGGTCTGTACCGTGCATTTCAGCCGGGTGAATCTATCCGCAAGGATATTACAGAACAAGTTCAACAGGCTATCCCAACTACTGCTAGAGACTTTACAGAAGCAGAGATTGGTACAGCTACCATTGACTATGGTAAGTTGCCTACCGCAGCAGAATATGCTCTTGAGATGGAAGCCAAAGACGTAAGTCTTAAAACGGCGAAAGCAGCACTTAACAAAACACTTCTTGAAAATAAACAGATGGGTTCAATAGAGGGTTCTGATGTATATAGATCATTTGGTGAGATGGTCAAGACAGGTGTTAATGCTGCTGGCATGTCGGCAACGGTAGACATTAATGGTATTGTTAGTTTTGATCCCCCAGACAGTGAAGCTAAGACTAAGGGCGTTGCAGGAGCGTACTCACGTGCCTTGAAAGCTGTTACAGAAGAGGCTGTTAGAACTAATTCACTTAATATGCCCGGTATGCAAAATACTCTCAAGACAATAGCTAACTCAGCTAATATTCACTCTCCAGCAGGAGTAGCTACTCCCGGTAACATGGATGTTGGCGGACTTTATTTTTACGGAGGAACACCGCAGGAACCTGAAAGCACGATTTTGTGGCTTAATCCTGCGTATGAAGACACTCCACAAGAGGGCGTTAACTTTATTGTCATCGGCAAGCCAAGGCGTACATAATGTCAAATCAAGGTTTCTATACCCAAGAGCAGGTAGAGCAATACAATTCTGCTGCTGTCACGCCCACTATTCCTATCTCTACTGGTCAAGAGGACGACCAGCAGGATGGCTTTTACTCAGAGCAACAGGTTAGTGAGGTAGAAGAGGCACGTCCTGTTGATCCTTCTGAACAGCCTTATGTTTCCTCAGAAGAACGTATAGAAGTTGCTCGTGAACAAGAAGCAGTAGAGCCTACAGGGATACAATCCATCCGTAACCTTGAGGCGGATGATGAACTTGTTCAAGAAATTTTGCAGTACCGCGAGGACAGGTTTGGTGTAAGCAAAGACGAAGGTGCTGCAAATCTTCTTACTGCCGCATTTGTCGGTCCCACCCAAGAACTTACCAACGAAAATATCATTGATGATTTTCTAGACCATCATAGGTTTTTGATTACAAACACTATGAATGCCACTTCAGAGATTGGGTGGCTTAACGGTCTGAAAGAAAAGGAACAAGCTGCTCGTGAAGCTGGTAATGCCGAAATGGCAAACAACTACGCAGAGCAACTTCTTCGTGCGCGTCGTCTGTACATGAGAGCGGATGCCGTAGGTGGTTTCTTTGACGAGAAACGCTTTGAAGGCATGAACACTAGCCAGATGATTACCGACATTGCTGGGACAGCCGGTGCATACACTATGGCTGTACTCTCTGATCCCCTCACACTTGTAACTGCTGGTGTAGGCCGTGTTGTAGCAGGTGGTGCCGCTACGGCTGGTCAGCCTCTGAAAGCCGCTATCATGGCTGCTGCCACTGCTGCGCCACTTGAGGGCGGTGCCGCTGCTGTTACTGATCTTGTCGTACAAAACGCAGAAATTGAAATGGGAGTTCGTGATGAAGTTGATCTTGAGAGAACTGCCACTGTGGCCGGTGTATCCGCTGCCACTGCCGGTATTATATCGGGCGTAGGCGCACGTAATTCTGCCAAGAAAGTTGATAAGGTCACTCGCGGTGACATGACGGAGGCGTTGAAAAATGTACAAAAGCAACAAACCGTCGCGGCGCAAAAGGCCAACGCCAAAATGGGCATCCAGTCTGACATTATCAGAGAACGTCTTGCAAAAGGTATTGAAGATGTCTACGGAAAAGAAGCAATCAAGCGAGATAAAAACGGCAAGGTTACAGGACTCAACAGCAAAGTTATCAGGGAGTCGGATTATGCAGGGCGTATCAAAGAAGAACTCGACCTAGACCCCGATCTCGTAGAACCATCTCTCAGCTTTAGCACCTTTGAGCGCGTAACAGCATCTACTGGCGAAGTCATGGAAGCTGTGCGTAACAAGAAACTCAAGTTCCTTGATGGTACAACTGGTAAAGAAATCAAAGAGTTTTCTGCTCCTTTGCAAAAGAATGAGATGATCAGTGAGCGTCTTCTCAATATTCTGTCTCGTGTAGATGGTGAATCACATGAAGAAGTAGCAAAGATACTCGGACGATACGGCATCACACAACGTGAACTTGCCGCCACTCTGTTTGCAGATGCAAGCTGGGCTGGTAAAAGGCTGCGTTCCCTTCGCGAACTTAGTGATGTCGTAGGCCGTGCAGCACGTTCCAAAACTATTGGCGAAGCTGCAGAAGAAGCCGAAGCAGCGGCGGAGCAGTCATTCGGCTCTCTGTTCCGTAGGCTTGAAGACATTCGTCGTCTTACACTCGTCAGTGGTGTAGCTACTGCTGTTCGTAACAACTTCTCGCAGGTTCTGCGTAGTGGTGTGGAACTGCCTGTATATGCAATGGAAGCAGGTATTCATACTGTAGCACGTAAGCTATTCAAGGCCGATGCCGCAACAAAACGTCTTGGATTTCGTAGTACATTCGCACAACTAGAGCATACTTTCTATGATCAGAAGGATGCCGCTACAATCGCTCAATTTATGTTGGATATGCATGATAATCAGAAGGCTAGATTCTACAATCAGTTTTCTGAGGTAAAGAATTATCTGAACAAAAAGAACCCTGCACAAAAGTCTATTGCTCGTAGTGCAAATGGTCTAGGTAATGAATCCACTTTTCTCGACAAGTGGGAAGGTGCTGTACACAGCTTCAACTACTTGAACAGGTTGCAGGAAGCGATGTATCGCAATGGTATGTTCACAGCATCACTGCAAAGACAGATGTTCGATCAGGGCAAAGACCTGATGGAAGTGCTTAACTCTGGACGCATTACAGAGAATATATCAGAAGCAATGGTCACAAAGGCCGTCGATGATGCCCTTGAGTTTACCTATGCCTCGCAGCCCAAGTGGAAACCTTTCCGCGTATTGAACAACATGATTGTTCAGTCAGGTGCCACTCTTGCTATCCCATTCCCCCGCTTTATGTTCAAAGCTATTGAAATGACGTACAACTATAACGTCACTGGTGTAGGCACTGCAACCTTCCGCATGGCTAATGCTGCGCTTCGCGGCAAGCCAATGACAGACGGTATGTTCAGACAGCTTGCAGAGGGCATTGCCGGTGGTACGCCGCTGCTTGCACTGGGATACTATCTACGTGATCCAGACGGGCCTACTGCTGGTAGCGATTGGTACTATTTGAAAGATGGTATGGGTAATGAATTTGATGCGCGTCCGTTCTTCCCGCTCACTCCGTACCTGTTGTTTGGCGAAATTATGCACAGATTCCAAGACGATAGGCCATCTAAGTTCCGTTGGAAAGAAGCTGTAGAAGGTCTGACAGGTGCTAACTTCCGTGGCACTGGTGCTGCTGGTAAAATGATGGAAGACATTGTTGCGTGGGCTGCATCAGGTGATGATGAGATGGCCTTTACCATTGGCATGAAAGAAATGGGCAAATATCTTGGCGAGGCTCTCACAGGATATGGACAGCCCGTCTATCAATTTGCTGACATTTTCTCTCCTATGGACGAGAGAATGCGTGATTACAAAAATGACCCTGAATATGGTAATGGCCTACAAGCATTCTTTGGCGGAGTCTGGGAGCCTTTTGAGTCCAGATTGAAGCGTGTAGGAGAAGCTGCTGGATTTGAGATAGATGATCCGTGGAAAGAAGACCCACGTTTCGATGCTGTGCCAGAGCGTGTCATGCCATTCATGAAGATTCTGTTTGGTGCTACTCTGACACGAGTTCCGCCCAAATACGTAACAGAACTCAATCGCCTTGGATTCACCTACGTTGACTTTATGTCAAAGACAAACTCTGCTGAACTTGATCGTTCTCTTAACAGAGAAATGGGCCTTGCCATGCAGGAGGAGATGCCTATCTTTCTCGCTACAATGAAGCAAGACCCTAAGATGTTGAACAAAGATGGTAGTGTAAATAACAACTACATGAGAGCAGAACTCAAGAACACCATCAGCACAATGAAGTCTCTTCTGTATGCACAGATGAAGCTGAAAGATGCTCCTGCTATGCATCAGGCTGATCTACAGCGGTTCCGTAGGCTTGGCCCTGCAGCACGTAATGCAGCTATCGACCTGTTCAAGCAACAATATGATGGAAAGCAACCCGACTTCAACAAGTACGAAGATGTTGCACAGTTGCTTGACTTTGGTAAGAACCAGTTCAGCCACTATTCAAGCACACTCAAGGCAAAGCCTTAATAGACTCTAGTAGTCCTACAGCTAAAATAGTAGCACCTGCAGCATTGAGAATGATAATCGCCCTGTCATTCCACATGAAACCTACCCATCCCCACAGAGACACCCCAATAAAGCTGAATGCTAAGTCTAGTTCATTGGAGTAATCTGCTGCTCGTATCACAAATGCAATCAGAATAAAGAAGCTGGCCGTCCATTTGACGTACCAGCTTTTATCTTTATAGGGAGTGACTTTTCTAACGGTTGTCGCCTGACCCACTGATCTTTCCACGCTTGTGTCTGTCTGCAAGTTTTTCAAGGTTCTTCTCCATGATGTGTCCAAGATTCATCTCAAGTTCTTCGGCTAGTACAGCACAGTACCACAGCACATCACCGATCTCATATCCAATCTCAATACGCTTGGCAAGGTATTCGTCTTTGGTTGCACCATCACGAATGAACTTCTTCACTTTGTTTGCAATTTCACCTGCTTCACCTGTCAGGCCAAGAGTAAGGTACTCCATAGCCTGACTTTCGGGGAAGATTGCTGTCTTACATGCCTTCTCTTGATAGAGGGTTGCAGTAATACTACTCAACTGTCTCTCCTTCATCCACTGTTTAGCTTCTAGTTCCAAGTCCATTTAGTTTCTCCAAGTTAGCAAAGTACGCGGCCTCCCATCCGCGCTGCCACTCCCGATAAGGAGTGGTGTTTTTCTTCATGGGGTTTGCTACCTGATGCCAGCGCGTACCATACTTGACGGTATCTCGCTTTTCCGCACGTGAGAAGGCTTTGTAACCTGCGTTGTAATTGTCAGCCAGATTCTTGTTCATCCTGCTTCTCCTTTTCTCGTTGTTTCATCCACTCTTCGTAACACGGGTGATGCTTGGGCGGGTTGTATTGCACCCAGCCGTCACCCCTCTTCCACACCCTTGGGGTATTCTTCATCTCCAGTCAACAACGATGGTTACTTTATTGTCACCTAGATTAACTCTAGTATAGTCTGCTAGGTGGTCTGTAAGAACATCCCGTATAGCTTTCTCTACTAAATCCATAAGGTACTCCTTATCGCCGCTGTCGTAAGAGTTAAAATCACCAGAAGTAGGTAATTCAATTGCCCTCATCATGTGGCATTCAAGTCTACTACTTCACAGACGCCAGCAGTACATGCCAGTTCACGTCCACCTGACGTAGTGTCTTCTTTCTCATAATCTTGCAACCACGTCCAGTCAATAGACTTTGGCATACGCTTGAGCATATCACCATACTCTTCAACTGTACAGTCCTGATAGGGTGCTTGCTTGTACGTATGCTCACTGAATGGCAGGAAGCTGATGCCTGACACTTCATCAAAGTGGTCATACACCCACGAGCCTACCTGCATCCATTCGTTTTCCTTCACAGAAATTGTTACACTAGGCTTATGTTCGCACCAAAATCTTTGATAGGTAAGCCACAACTCAAGCTGCTCAATGGCACCCATGTCTGTGCGACACACAGCACCGTGTGGTGACTTCATCGGGAAGCTGAACACTGTTGTGCTGTCAGGCTTCATAACGTCTGGCTCTGCCGGGATACCAACACTGACCATAAACTGCGTCAGTGGGTCTTTGTTGTCGCCACGTACTGTACGAATGTAGTACGGATTGTGACGAGCATGAATGCCTGACGCACTGTCCACAAGCTGTGACACTGTGCCTGATGGCTTCACGCAGGTGATAGCCGCTGACTGTGGAATGCCAAGCTGTTCAGCCATAGCTGCATTAGTCTCAATGGCTTGTTCCTTGAGTGCATTCAGTGTAGAACCAATGTTCATGCCAAGATGGGCAGACTTACCAGACATCATAGCATTATCCATAATGCCAGTCAGTGATACACCAAGCAGTCGTTCTTCCTCTGTGTTGTTCTTCCATATCTTACGCAGATACTTGAAGTCAGTCAAGGTAGACTGGAACGTACCCAAGATGGTGGCGAGGCGAACCTTCTCTGTCAGTGACTGCTGTGTGTCTGATGCACGTACAACAACCTCTGACAGATTACAGAACTGGTATGGACGCAAGATAATTTCACTGCATGGGTTGCATCCAAAATCTTGTTCTGCATCACGGCGTCCATTCAATGAGGCTTGCTTCTTTGCAGCCTGACGGTTGAAGATACCACGCTCACCTGACTTACTCTCATACAAGGCAAGCCACTCACGCATGAACGTACCCATCTGTGGCTTCTCTTTGTAGGCAACGCTGTTGTTAGCCAGCGCACGTTGCCCCTCGTTCTCCCACCACTGACCTGCTTTGGCATGACGCATCTGGTCATCATTGAGGTTAGACAGTGAGATGAGTGCGCTGCGTCTGACGCCCCCGACGACAACAACTTCACCAATCTTGCACATGAGGTCATGGCATTCAATAGGGTACAGGCGACGACCTGCTGCCTTCTTGAACATGTCCACAGTAAACTGGAACAATTCCTCAAGTGGGGCTGGGCCACTTGCTCTACCGCCAAAGGTCTTGAGACGTGCGCCAGCAGGGCGAACCTCTGACGTATCCCATTGGGGTACTTGTCCTGCGTACAGGAGTGACACGAGTTCACGCAGGGACTTGGCCCAGCCCGGACGAGAATCGCCAACCTTGATAACGGTATCTGTACTGTGCATATCTTCGTTGACGATTGGCAGCTTATCCGTGTGATGACGTTCCACGGAGAAGCCTACACCAGTGCCGCACATGAGGATATACATAGTCTCGTCAAAGGCACGAGGGTTATCCACAGGTACATACGAGCAGTTGTAACCGCCGACATGACATCGGTCAAGTGCAGGGCCAGCGGTCATCAATGCTCTCATACTTGGCATGATGTCTTGGTCAAGCACAGCAGTCTCAAGTTCGCCACGCAGATCGTCTGGCATGGCGTAGTTATGTTTATCTTTGAGATGCTTGCTCATGTAATCAAAGTATCGCTCGACTGTTTCCATCCAAGTCTCGCGACGCTGCTCATCCTCTTTCCACCGAGCGTAGCGAGAAAGGGCTATAAAGTTCTGATAGTCTGTAGGCAGATAATTGTTCATTGTGTCACTCCGTTATAGTTCTAATATGCCTAATGTCTGCGCCGTCTACATCATAGAAATACTCGCGCAAACCATCTTCAATCTCTGCCCCCACATCTTCATCTGCAGGGACAGGATATTCTTCGGGGTCTATCTCAATCGTGATAAAGACCTTAACTCTCATCGTAGCAGCCTTCTACTTCCTCTATCAGCTTGGTTAGATACCACTGTGCTTTCTTGAGGTCTTCTGTACCATTCTTGTAGCGGTAACGCCACAGATACTTCAGGATGTTGCCCTGTAAGTAATACTCATAGCCATCACCTGTAGAAGCGCGGATGGCGTCAATGCACTCGACTCCAGTCTTGTTGTAGTGAGGTGGACTGTTGACCATATCGGTTTGTTGCGCAGCCCAATTAGCGTTTGCCATGCTTTGAAGGCTTGCCATGCTCTCTTCCTTTGCTTTCATCCTCATAAACTCCTCATGTCTCATCAGGCGCTGCCTTTGGTTTTGCTTCCGAAATTAAGGTGTACGATATTACCATCTCCTTGGGTAATTTCAAGTGACAACTCTTCTTGGCCGTCATCTTCCTCATCTTCTTGACGCATAACAAAATCATGAGCCATTTGACCAAACTCTGCATGGTTCTCCATGATAGGAACAGATGCACAAACCATCTTGCATAGATGCATAATCTGCCCGTAGTCATCGTCGTCTAGATCATTGTCACCGGCAGATAGAATCGATACGTCGATCTGTCCTGTCCATTCTTGTTTTTCCATGATAGGGCGAATCCTAATCAGAAAGTCTTCATCATCGATATAGTCTTTAAAGGTCATTGGTCATCTCCTTTTCACTTTGTTGCCACCAAACTTGATAAACTTAGGATGTTTGTTCTTGCCTTTTTCGTTGAGCCAATCTTCTGGAATGATCCTATCATAGTACTTAAAGCCATACTTGATGCACCATTGTCCGTACGTAGACTTAGCACCCTTACGTAACTTACGTCTACTATTCTCGAATACAAACCGAATGTCAAGAGTAGGGTGCTGCTTTTTTACAGCTAAATGTTTGCGGCGATCTGCCGCAGTGAACATGCCCTTCGTCTCAATGATTATTCCGTTGTGCAGCACGAAGTCTGGAGTATAAGTGCGGTACGCAAGGTCTTCCCACTCAATCTTGAGTTTCTCGTAGTCGTATGTAACTTTGAGTTCATCAAGATAAAGAGACAGCTTGTGTTCAAGCCCACTCCTGTACCCATACTTTCGTGCTGCACGAAATGCTGCGTGACTAGGCATATTCGTCTGCCAAACTCACGTACGCTACTGTCTTCGGCTGCTTTGCCTGTGAGGCAACGGCAGGACGTTCCTCAAGTCCGGGCCAACAAGAGAACCGATATCTACAGAAACCACACTCTGTGCCTAGAACCATGTTTCCTGTAGGATTTCCTCTGAAAGTCTCAGGCACAGGGTCAAAGCAGCGTTCAAATCTGTTTTCTTCAACCGTTGCCGCCGTCTGCTTAATATTGTCGATTTGTTCGTCGATGTCAATACCTTCCGCCGGAACATATTTGAATTGACCATTTGCTTTGTTCACTACCCACCAGCCGCCAGCACGTTTGCCGGAAGCCTTTGCGTAGCCAGCAAGCTGTGCTACATACCCAAAAGCATCACCCTGTCTAAGAGTATCGAAGGATTCAAACTTGTGAGTATAAGACCAATTAGAGGCTGACTTGATATCATCAACAGCATCATCAATAACAATATCATAGGAACCATCGATGGATGTATTGTCATCAATCTCAAGTGTAACCTTTGCAGTATCTTCATACTTAACTCCCGCTTCTTTGAGGAGACCTTTGAAGACAGCTTCAACGATGTCTCCAAGCATCATGTTCATCACAAACGTCGTTGGCAGAGGTAACGCTTTCTCTGGCTCATTCTTTTCAAACCAAAGTTGACAGGCTGGCCTACCCACATTTGACATACGTAGACCAAACCTATCACGCTTGTTGCCCCCACCAAACTGACGTGCAACAGAATCCATGACATCCGTGCCAATCTGTTTGATTGTCTCAGATGACATAGTGGATTTGCCATTAGCGGCATCCTCCATATACTGATGCAGGGCCAGTTCAGCAGGGTGCTTCATTAGGCTGCTTCCTCTTCGTCTACTTCGACATCTACGAGATCATCTACAATCTCCATATCATCGTCATCAATTTGCGAATTGGCTTTCTCTGCCCACGAATTTGCGATGTAGGTATTGTAGTTGTCCGTCCACGACATGAAGTCACCAAACATAGTATGTTCAGCTTCTGTGATGTCGAGAGTCTTAGACAAATCAAGAGACACGACAGGTACGTAGAAGCTATTGCCGTTTGGCAGCTTACGTTCTTCCGTGTTGGCCGTAATGATGTGCTGGATTGGAAGCCGCTGCATCTTTGCCAGCTTGGTCATAGAGTCACCAACCAGCTTGAATGCGTCGCGATTGTCAATCTCCCAGATG